CCTTTTGAGTCGATAAACTCAACATTATATTTTTTATCACTATTACCTTTAATTTCAAAGAATGGTTGATTTACAAAATGTACATTAAAAATTACATTTTCTTTTTTATTTATTTCTGTGTTTTCCATTATATCAATATATTTTTGTTTAGTTTTTAATGAATCCTCAGATCCTATTTTTTTTATAACATTTTTATTATTTTTCCCATTTTTATCTAACGCAGTCCAAAAAGAATTTTCCATTATATTATCATATTCTTGTGAAGAAAATTCATTATCTGAAAAACTATCAGTTTGAGTGAATATCATTGGTAGGGTTATTCCGAAGTTAAATTTTTTATGATGATTAGAGTGAATAAATCTATATTCTTCACAAGAACAATCATTAAGGAACATATCTACTGTACACTTATATAGATAGTGATCAGGATTCATATAATTCTCCATCTGACTAACATAATGTTCAATAAAATGTCTATGGTAGAATAGTGATTGACTACACAACATTTCTTCAAAACTACCATGTGTTTTACCATTTACTTTAATTTCACTTCTCGGTAAAAGTTTTGTACCTAACGCAACTACGTCATAATGTTTTATAGTTTCACCCCATTCATTGAAAATAGATTCTAAATGGGTTTTGGTAACACCATTCATTAATTTTATATCATCTTCAATTACGATAATATTTTCTTTATCACTATCTAAAACACTTTTAAAAATTTCTAAATAAGTTTTAGTACAACCCAATTTTCTATATTCAGGATTTTCTATAATGTTACCATCAATAAATTTATATCCTGTGATTTCTAAATCTTTAAGTGTTTGTATTACACTTTCTTTCCTATCTACTCTATGTGGTAAATTAATAACATAACCACCATCCGCAATTTTTATATTTTTAAAGTATAAACCATCTAACTTATTTATCATTTTATCTAAAACGTCAATTCTTTTTTCACCGTGATAAAATAATAAATTTTCTATCTTTTTAGGTATTTTAAACCATTCACCATAGTTTGTATCTTCACCATTAAAACCTATTTCATTTACTTTATTTATAGTTTCTAATGTACCATTTACATAAATGTATGGTAACCCATCTAAAATATTTCTTTTCCAAAGTAATACGTTGGCAATAGTTTCTTCATTAAATGGTGCATACAAGTCATTATTTTTTAAAACTTCTGGATGTGTACACATCTGATACCATTCATCCAAAAATTCTATTGTATTTTGTCCTGATACAAAATATCCCGTTTGTCTATACCTTTCTCTTACAGATTGATCAACACCGAATAATTCACAGGTAGGGTGTTCTAAGGTATTCATTAATTCTTCTTTAGATGAAGCACCACCTCTACCGTTAATAATAAGATAGTCATAGATACCCTCCACAAAATAAGGGTAATCAGAATTACTATCATACATATCAAAAATATTGTCAACACATTTAGTTGCAATAGAATCACTGTCAACGTAAGCCACCACATTTGAGTATTTTTCTAATGCGTCTTTTACAATTAGTGGTCTTTGGATTAATATGTTATAAATTTCACTATTGGACCTGTTTATATAAAAATTTTCATTTTCGTTAATAAACATATTTTCAGATTCACCAATATCGCATACCCAATTTACTGTTATAGTATTTTCTACATCAATTTTTTTATCAGAATTTAATAAATAAACTATTATTGGTTTGTTACTAAATTGTCTTACAGACTCAACAGATTTTTTAACAATGTCAAAATATTTTTCTGTTGCATAATAAACATAAGATTCATCAAATTTATTTTCATCTTTATGTTTTTTTAACCCTATCATTTTTTTTATCATATTAACATCTTCAGTTACATTACCAGATAAAAAATTTATATTTTCGTTATTATTATAAACACCACAATATGTTTTTAGATTAAACATACAAATTGGTATATCATAACTCATAACTTCTTTAATTACTAAAGGATTAAGTTCTAACTTTGATGTGAACAAAAATAAATCTGAACCCATCATAAAATCTGAAACTTCTTCTCTTTCTCCCCATAAAATACAATTTTTAGGTTTATCCTTTAGAATTTCACCCCAATAATCTTCAAAATTACCTGCAGTATTACCTACAAAATGAAAAACAACTTTTTCACCTAAAAATTTTCTCGCAATTTCAAATGCGTACCCTTGATTTTTTCCAGGTGTAAATAAACCAACATTTAAAATATGTATATGATCTTTGTATGGACCAAACACCCAATTTAATTTTTCTCTAGATTCTTGTGTTTTATTTTCCTTTTTATCGATAGGGTATTCAATAACTTCAGATTCAATATTAAAATGAGAATACATTTTTTTAGACCATTCTGACACAAAAATAAATTTATCAGGAAAATATCTTTTATAACCTGAATTATCATAAGAACTATGAGTAGTCTCAAATATTTTCCAATTTCTATCTTTTTTATAAATGAATTCTAATAAATGATTATCAATAAAAGTTTCTGAAAATTCCTCAATAGAAATGATATCGGGATTTATTTGGTTGATGATATCTAAAAGTCTATCTTTTTCGTTTTCCAACGCAAAAAATTTATCTTTTAATAAATCAATAATTTTATTTCTTTGAACCACAAAATGTGGTGATAAAAAACTGTACTCTACACAATAAACATCGTAATTGTCTTTTAACAATTCAATTCTATTAAGTGTGAACTGTGGTGCGCCACCAGTAGATAAATGAGGTGTTATTAATAGTAATTTTTTCATAAACCAATTATAGTGTTTTTTAGAACAAAATAAATATTATACATCATCTCCGTATATATCCTTTTTTGGTTTACATTTTTCCTTAATAAGTTTTTCTACAAACGCAAACATCTTTAACCCTTTTTCTTCACAATAATCTTTTAATAATTTATGAGTCTGAGGGGTTATTTTTAGATTTTTATCCCTTTTCATAGTTGTTTTCTTTATAAGTATGATAAAAGTATGAAATTTGTCATACTATTTTTATAATCACAACTTTAAAAATAAATTTTTCAAAAATATTGGCATATTTATAATATAAAACGAAATCAATAATAAAAAATAAATTAAATTTAAATGGCATCAACAGATAGAATTTTTGTGAGTCCTGGTGTTTTCACATCAGAAAAAGATTTAACTTTCGTTACTAGACAGGTTGGGGTTACAACATTGGGTATATTGGGTGAGACACCAAAAGGACCAGCGTTTGAACCAGTCTTCATTTCTAACTACGATGAGTTTATCAACTACTTTGGTGGACTTAACCCTGAGAAGTTTAAGGGTAACGGTTACCAAAAGTATGAATTGAATTATATTGCCAAATCATTTTTAAGTCAGACTAATCAATTATATGTTAGTAGGGTTTTAGGTTTGTCAGGATATAAGGCTGGTGATTCTTGGTCAATTACATTGGATTCTGCGGAGGATCCAGATACAGTGGCTTCAGGAACATCGACTAATTACGCAACATTATTAACATATACTGCAGAAACAACAGGTAATCCAGTTGCTTTAACTTGGGGAAATTCTGGTTTACAGGCACTATATAATGATAATCAAATCACCTCTTTATTTACAACTTTAGGTTTATTAAATACTGGTGATACTATTAGTATTACATCACCAGTTTATGTAAAAACTGGATGTAATTTTAGTGGGGCAACTTTCAGTATGGAGGTTACTGCAACTGGTACATCAGCAGGATATGTAACAGGTACTACTAGCGGTACTGTTGTAACTTATACCGCATCTTGTTTAACAGATATAGATGGTAGTGTAATCGCAACTTTAAGACCTAGAGGTACATATGATGAAGTAAATCAAGAAATTATTTACGATGTTACTGGTACAACAAATGCATTTATGACTAATACATCAAATATTGTAACAAATGCATTGGCATCGTTTAGTATTGACGGTACTGCAAGTAATGGTGATGCATTTACATATGATGTATCTATGGATAGAACTAAAAAGAATTACTTACCTAGAGTATTTGGTAGTTCTACACAAGATAAAGAAACTGAACTTTGGGTTGAAGAAATTTATCCAAATGTATTAGAAGATTTAATCGCTAAAGATCAAGTAAGAGGTTTAGATATCACTTTCTTAGAAGTTTCTGCAACTTCAACTAACAACTTTAATGATTATTTAGAGGGTTGGAAATCTGCGGCTTCTCCTTGGGTTCTTTCAGAATTAAAAGGTACTGGATCAGGCGCAACATTACAAAGATTATTCAGATTTGTAACTATTTCTGATGGTAATGCGGCAAATGAAGATGTTAAATTCTCAATATTAAACATACAACCAGATAATAAAACGTTTGACTTAGTAGTAAGAAAATTCTATGATACTGATGCAAACCCTAACGTAGTTGAGAAATTCTCTTCTATTAATTTAGATAGTAACACTTCAGGATTTATCGGTAGAAAGATTGGTACTGTTGATGGTGAATATCCTTTAAGAAGTCAATTTATAATGGTTGAATTATACGATCCAAACGATCCTGATTTAGCAAACCATTTCCCTGCAGGTTTTGAGGGGGTACTTAATAGAGATTATATAGGTAATAGAACTGCTTTAGCACCAAAAATTGAATATAAAACAAAATATGACGATTTCAATACAAATAAATTGAGAAAAGTTTATTTAGGTTTAAATAGTGATATTGGTGTGGATCAAGATTTCTTCGATTACAAAGGTAAAAATGCAATTAATAACGGTGTTTATACTGGTAAAACAGATGGTTTCCACTTAGATGTTAATGCAAATGGTGCAACTATTGATTTAGGGGCTAACAGTTATGTACCTACACTACAGGTAGGAATCTCAGCATTTACAACAGACGCAAGTTTAGTTGGTGGACCTTATGAGAAATTAGCGGCAAGAAAATTCACTTTAACATCTTTTGGTGGATGGGACGGTTGGGACGAATATAGAACTAAAAGAACTAATACAGATGTTTATACTAAAACTGGTAGTAGAGGTTCTGTAGGTTTAACAAATGGAACATTCTCAACATTCACCACATCTGAAGGTGATGATGGAATTACTTCTGACTACTACGCATTCTTAAATGGTATTTATACATTTAATAATCCTGAGGCAGTAAATATAAATGTATTCGCAACACCAGGTTTAGATTTAAGAGATCAAGTTAGTTTGATTGAAAACGCAGTAGATATGGTAGAGGTTGATAGAGCGGATTCATTATACGTTATAACAACACCAGATACTGATGTAGATGGTGTGGCGTTGACACCTGATGAGGCAGTTGACTTAGTAGAAGATTCAGGAATTGATTCTAACTATTCTGCCACTTACTGGCCTTGGATTCAAATGAATGATACAGAAAATAACAGATACGTTTGGTTACCACCAACAGTAGAGGTTATGAGAAACATTGCCCTTACAGATAATGTGGCGTTCCCTTGGTTCGCAGCGGCAGGTTTAAATAGAGGTACAACAAACGCAGTTAAGGCGAGAGTTAAGTTGAAATTAGATGATAGAGATGACCTTTATGAGGGAAGAATCAATCCAATGGCAACATTCTCAGATGTGGGTGTAGTTATATTTGGTAACAAAACATTACAAGTTAGAGAAAGTGCACTTAACAGAATTAACGTAAGAAGATTGTTGTTACAGGCTAGAAAACTTATTTCAGCGGTTTCTATCAGATTGTTATTCGAACAAAATGATGAGGTAGTAAGAAATCAATTCTTAAGTTTAGTTAACCCAATATTAGATAATATTAGAAAAGAAAGAGGTTTAACTGACTTTAGAGTTGTATTAGATGACACACCAGAATCTATCGATAGAAACGAATTGAATGGTAAAATATTTGTAAAACCAACAAGATCGTTAGAGTACATTTCAATCGAATTTAACATCACTAATACAGGTGCAAGTTTCGATGATATTTAATAAAAAATAGGGGTGGTATTAATTTACCACCCTTTTATAATAAAAAAAAATAAAAATAATTACAATGGGTTTAAAAATTAAAAAAAACGGAAAAATTATAAGTCTTTCAGAAAGTGACTTAAAAAGAATTACTATGAAAGTATTAAGAGAACAAGAAGAGGCAGAAGTTAATGCGACTGCTGATAGTTCTGAATTAGAGGCAGAATTAGAAGGAATGGATGAGGATAATCCAGATCCAGGATTATTAGATAAAATTTTACAAAAAGTAGAGGGGTTTGTTGATAATATGGGTGACTTACCTAAAAATTTAAGAAGATTTAAAAGAAAAATTAAGAATATTTTTAAAAAACATAAACAACCTAATAAATTTAAAAAATTAGGTACGTCTTGTCCTAAATGGTAATAACAAAAAAATAATTTTTAAATTATGAAAATAAGAAAAAACGGTAAAGTTATTACACTTACAGAATCAGAATTAAAAAGAATTGTTAAAAGGACATTAAACGAAAATGTTGACCCTGAAGAGATAGTAATTGCTTGTATCACAGAAAATACAACACTAGATGATTTATCTAGCCTACCTGAGGCTTGTGTGCAAATGGTAATTAAAAAAGATGTTACTAAAGCACTTGAATGTGGTATGGCAATTGATCAAGATACTGCTATGTTAATAGTTAAAAAAATTGATCCGATTTCTAAATGTGTTGCTAATAAAATGAAAGGTGGTAATACACCAGTAATGAATTAATTAAAATTTTAATAAAATAAAAACCCATCATTACGGTGGGTTTTTTTATTTAAAAGAATATTTATATAGTATGAATATTAAGATTACTGAAAATCAATATAAAATTTTAAAAGAAACAAAAAAGAAAGTCTATTCTTTTGATTGGGATGATAATATTCTGAATATGCCCACAAGAATACATTTAGATTATAGTGTAAATGGTTTAATATGGGTACCGATATCTGTATCGACAGAACAATTTAGAAGTATAAGACATAAGATAGGTACAGAATTTAGATACTTGAATGATGACATAACACAATCATTTAAAGATTTTAGAGATTATGATGCCTTCATAAGAGACGTTGGTGAAGCCATTCATTATAGAAATTATGGTCCTAGTTTTCAAAAGTTTAAAGAGGCGTTAAAAACTGGTAGTGATTTTTCTATTATAACTGCCAGATCTAATTCACCACAAGCCATAAAAGATGGTATAAAAATTTTAATAGATAAAACATTTAGTTGGGATGAAAAAAAAGAAATGGAGTTAAATCTAAAAGATTTATCAATAGATGAATATCTAAACTTACAAGACTATCATCCAGTGTCTTCAATTGAATTCTTAAATAAATTTGGTTTGGATGTAAGTGGAACTAATCCTGAAAAAGGTAAAGAAACTGCATTTAGAAGTTTTGTAGAGAAAGTAGTAGAAAAAATAAAAGATATTATTGATGATGATGAGTTTGAGGGTATAAGTATTGGTTATAGTGATGATGATGAGGGTAATATTAAAATAATAGAAAAACTTATAGAGAATGAATTACATAAACTTTACCCAAAAATAAATTTTATTATTTACGATACATCGGATCCTAATAATCCTAAAAAGAAAAGAATAATTATAAAAAAATAATTTTTTTCAAAAACACAATATTTATATAATAAATAATACAACTATAACAAAAAAATTAAAAACAAATTAAAATGGCAGATTTATTAATGAGAATGCCTGTTCCTTACGAACCATTAAGAAAGAATAGGTTTATTTTAAGATTTCCTGATGAATTAGGAATTCAGGAATGGTGGGTATCTACAACATCAAGACCTAAGTATACAAGTCAGGAAGTGGAAATTCCTTTTTTAAATACGTCTACTTATGTAATTGGTAGATTTAACTGGGAATCTATTTCAGTAACATTTAGAGATCCTATCGGACCTTCCGCAACACAGGCGTTAATGGAATGGGTACGTTTACACTCTGAATCTGTTACAGGTAGACAAGGTTATGCGGCAGGTTATAAAAAAGATGTTGAATTAGAAATGTTAGACCCAACTGGTGTAGTGGTTCAGAAATGGATTTTACAAAGTTGTCAATTAAATGATGTTGACTTTGGTGGGTTGGATTACTCTTCTTCAGATCTTGCAGATATCACTGCAACACTTAGATTTGATAGAGCAATCAACGTATTCTAAGATAGTACAAAATCATATTTACAAAAATCCTTACTATGTATATTTTATATGGTAAGGATTTTTTATTTGCATTAACTTTTTTATTAATCTTTAATATTTATATAAAAACGGAAAAAAATGAGAATTAATAACTTAAATGAACAAATAGACAGAATTAAATCCCTTTTTACGGAAGAAAGGATGTTTGGGAATCTTATAACTGAGGACGTTAGTGGTAATTCTTTGGAGGAATACACAAATTTACTAAAGAGTAATGGTTTTGAAGAGGATCAGTTGAAGAATGAAAGTACGAGATATACTAAATTATTTAACCAATATAATATTGTAAAAGTTAAAAATACTATAGAAACTAATGATCCTGAAGAAAAAATGAAAAAAATTGATTTTAATAGGGGCGCTCTACAACTTTCTATTACTTTAAAAAAAGATTCTAATAATATTGTGACATCTTGGGATAGTATACTATCATTTGGTTACGGTCAAGAGTTAGTATATGTCTTTGACGAGAAAAAAGATAAATTTATTTTTAAATCTACTGGAGGTAATGTCAATGTTGATGATTTTAAAAAACAATTGACTACAGTATTGGCTTCTGATTGGTTCAAATCTAAAGCAGGTACTAACCCTATGGGTGATTTTTCAACCAAACAAGATGCAAAAGACTCTAAAGAAAATAGAAAAGATGATGTTAGTGCCACCAGAAAAGAAATTAATATGAGTAAAGATGAATGTAGGGAACACATGAAATCTATGACTAAAAGAGTTAGACAAGGTGAAACTAGAAAAGAGATTGGGCAAGACAATGTAGAAGCCGTTGAATGGTGTATGTCCGCATTTTACAATACTTTTGAAAAAGAAGGTTTGTTTAGGAAAGGAGATGAAATTAGAATAATGTATAAAACATTAGGATTGACTCCTACAGAAAAAATGGTTCAGTTAGGTGCTGGTGAAGAAGAGGAAATAACTGGAGACACTTTTGATGAGAAAAAAGTTGAAGGTGGGGTTGAAGGTGAAAGATATGTAGTTAAAGATAAGAATGGAACTAAAATTGCAATCATTAGAAAAGTTGGTGGTAATAAATTTAATTTCCGTTCAAAAGCAAATGTACCTTTAGTAGATAAAAATGATAAAGGAAACATTAAATTTAGAAAAGAATATATTAGTGATATTTACAAAGAATTAAATATTGATCCTAATAAACAAAGAATTGTGATTCAAAAAGCAGTTGAAACTGATAAAATGGATGTAGGAACATTTGTGTTAAGTAATGTACAATAATGAAAAAAAGGATAATCATATCTGAAAATCAATACAAAAGAGTTTTTTTGAACGAACAGGGACCTAAAAATAGGTCACTCGCAGCAAACGCTGCACCACCAAGACCTTCATTCGGTGGTGCATTATGGTTAGATAAACCTCTACCAATAGATGATCTATTTGATTATCATATTAAAAATAAGTTAGAAGGTGATAAATTCAGATCTTGGGTTAGGAGCGATAGTAAAAGATTAAGTAAAGTTAATAAAGAACTTTCTAAAAATGGTTTAACTGACGGTTTAAGTAAAACAGGTTCATATAACAACAATTACATGAAAATTGCTTGGAGAACTGTTGGTCAAGATTATTTAAATTTTAAAAATAGTAAGGTAGTTGATGATTATGCAGGTTTAGATGTACAACATCCATTATACATGCAACAAAATAAAGAAGTGGTAGTAAAATTACCAAAATTCGATTCTTATTCTGAATATCAAAATTTCAAAGAAGCGTTATCTAACTGGGATAAAAATGCATCTTATTTTGGTTGGACGTATGAGAGATCAATTGATAGTGACAGAATTTCTGATATAGTTAGTGGTAAAATCGCAAAATCAACATGTATAAACCCAACTTATGTTCTTCAAAAAATGAATGAGTTAAAGTCGGATATGATATTTGCGGCCACAAAAAATGGTGTTGATTATGAAAAGGCACAATCAATATTAAATAGAAGGTCGTTTGACGATTATGTTTCAAACTACTTTGATGAAATTTCGGTTGGGTTAAAACCAGAAAAACCAAAACCAGTACAAGATAAAACATATACTGGTGGTCCTAGAGATGAGAATAATTTTAATACTCAGGTATTGGACCCTTCAGGTGGTTTAGGTGGCGCTTACTATCAAAATTTGGCTAATATTAAACAATTTAATACTTTAAGTCAAATAAAATATGAAGATGATTTAGCAGACTACAATAGAAGATTAGAATTGTATAATGAATTAAATGAATTAGGTGAGGAATTTAAAGAAAATTTAAAAACTTACAATAAATACGATAAAGTTTTAGATTTAATTAATCAACAAAACGTAATTATTAGTTTACAAACTAAAGATAGATATGAAAATGCGTGCGTTAGTCCAGTATATGACACAAAGGTTTTATCTGTAGGATATGCAGCACCAGGTAGTGGTGGTGCATCACCTAAAGTAGATGAAACTTTTGAATGGTCAGATGCGTGTAAAAATAATGGTGGAGTTTTTATGATACCTACAACACCGATAGAGAAATCATCAGGTTTAGAAAGAATTGGTTTTATAGGTAATAAAACCATTTGTTGTTGTGTTAAACCTGAAGGTAAGGCAAATGTTAAAGTGAATGGTGTTGATAACGATTATTATGTTGATATCGACATAAACGAGTGGTGTGGTAAATCTGTAGGTGATATAAGAAGTACTTGGAAGAAAATTGAAGACTGGACTACTGATTGTGTAACTGATTGGCATTGTATTGCAGATATCGCATCCATAGTTGCAATTGCTTTTGGACCTATGGGTATATTAGTTAGTGGATTAATAGATTTAGTAAGTGCAATTGGTTACGTTGCAGAGGGTGATGAAGGTTGGGAATTAAATGCAGGTTTAACGGCAATAGGTGCGTTAGGTGGTTTAGGTGAAGCAATTAAATTAGCAAATAAAGGGCCTAAATTCGCCAGTAAATTAGGTGAATTAGGAAAAATTGTTGATGGGGCTGGTACCGATTTAATTAAACTAGAAAAAGATATAGTTGATTGGTCAAAAACATTAAATCCCGATGAACTAAAAATGTTTGATGACTTTACAGATTTAAGTAATAAATTAAATACACCAGAATATCAAAAATTAATAAAAGATTTAAATGCACAATCTAAAAATTTAGATGTTACACAAAAAGGTGTATTGTCTAATATATTTAAAAACGAAGACCCTAAAAAAATACAACAGTTATTTGATGAATCTGGACAAGATTTATCAAAGATGGTAAACAAATATAATAAAGGTGTTAAACAATTTATAATACAAGGAACCCTTTTTGCTGGTTTATATGTATATAGTGAGGATATCGCAAAAGGTTTACAAAATTTATACTTAAATTATGGATTTGATCCTTTAGGTATTTTTAAAGAAAATGGAAAAATAGATACAGAAGAAATATCTCCAGATTATTCAGATATTTTATCAGATAAAGAAAAAATAGATTTATTAGAAGAGAAATTAAAAAATAGTGGGTTTATTAATCAGCAAACTTATGATACAGAAACAAAACTTTTAACAGACTATACTCTTAAAATATCTGTAATTTTAAAAGGTGATTACACCAATAATTTAAAAAATAGTGTGACTAACTTAAAAACAGAGGTTTCTTATCAGATTGATGGTAGGAGGTATAAACACAAAGATATTAAAGAGGTTACTGATTTGGTTAACCCAATTTTAGATGAAATAATAAATAAATCTATAAGTGAAACTGAGTCTATAGAAAAAATTATTTCAGTTATAAACAGTCTTAAGAGTATAGAAAAACCTAAAATTTCTAAAGAAGAAAAAACCGCAGTTATTGTCACAGGTAATAAAGAGTTAACCACTGAAGAAATTAAAGAATTTCAAAATTTTCTAATGGAAGTAAATGATACTGATAAAGATAATAATAAAAATGAATCATATAATAAAAAAAATATGAAACTAAACGAAGAAATAAATAGAATAAAATCATTATTTACAAATGAAAGATTATATGGTAATTTAGTAAACGAAGTTTGTGATAGTGAACAAGATGCGATTACTTTTTTAAAGGACAAAGGTTACATTGTTAGGGCAAGTAATGAAGGAGATATATGTTTAGGACCAAACACCGAATTAGGGGTGATTTATGGGGATAAAAAATCTGATTCTGAGTTATCATTTCAATCAGGTACATCACCAGACGGATGTTATTTAGGTATCTATAGGAAAAGTAAAGGTGCGAGAGAACAACATTTTTATTTAGTGAATTTATTTGAGAAGGGATTAGACGAAAAAAATAGATTTAATATGTATTATATGTTTAACGATAATGACGCGTGTGAAAAAACTATTAATGTTGGTGGTAGGGATATAAAAATAGTTGTCACTAAAGAAGGTTATGATAGTGCAACAGGAATATTTGGTTTAGGTTTAAAATACGTTAAATTAGAGGGTACTTGGAAAAAAGACGGTAGTGATTATAAATTAGAAGATTCTACAATAGTAAAATTAATGGACAAAAATAATAAAAAAATAAAAATTAGTAATACTGTAAATGCTGGAGGTGTAAATATACCAATAGATTTAGGTTCTATTTTAGGTTTAGATGGTGAAACTGGTGGTACTGCAGACCTTTTCAAAGATAGTGGTGGAAATTGTACGACATTAAGTTTATTTTTAGAAGAAAAATTAATTAGTCCATTAAGTGGGGCTTTTACATTAAATGATTTAATTACAAAAATGAAAGTATAATATGAAAAAATTAAATTTAAATAAGGATAATTTCAGACTTATGATGGAAAGGATGGAGATAAAACATACTTTCGATCAAGTTAATGAGGGAATAAAACATATATTAACTGAAGGTATTGGTGATGATTTAGTTAGGTACGCAAAAAGTTTGGCGAGGACTATAAGTACTGATCAGACTTTAGTTAGGAGGGTTGAGATGGTTGTAGATTCAATGAGTAAAGCAATTGATGATTATGATAAAGCAATAAAATCTCTTACCGCTGGTGGTAGTTTTGAAAATTTAAAAAATTTATTAAACGCTAAAAGTTTAAGAATTACAATGGATAATTTTAGTTCTACTATAAGTTCTTCTTTGAAAGGTTATTTATCTGAAATGGGTCAAACCATCGATGAAATTAAATTAAAAAATTATATTAGTGGTTTAACCAATGAAATGCCAACTGAATTATTAACTTATCTGAATGAAACCCAAATACAAGATTTAATTAATGTAAATTATTTGATGTCACAACTCACAAAAACTGATTTTGCGTTAGATAAATTAAACAAAATCAATGAAATGTGGAATAAATTAAATAAACCTGAAGATTTTAGATCATTAATTTTAGGGTTTGTTAGCGAGGACGGTGTTAAGTCTATTGATGAAATAGAAAGTACTATAAAACTTTTAGATGAATTAAAAAATGGTAATACTCCGAAAGAAATAGAATTATATGATATATGGAGAAGAATTAAGGAACAAGTAGGATTGAGTGAGTGGGATGGTACTGATTTTAAAACATTATTTAAAAATTCATTCGCAAATGATCCAAAATATAAAATTTTAGAATCTAATTTTTTAAATAAATTAAAAATATGGCAAAAAAATAGGGTAGATTTAAAATTAGAACCTTTAAAAAATAAAAATTTAAATTGGGATAATACAATAGTATTTTACAATAAAAATGCTGATCCAGAATCTATATTTGTAATTGAATTTAAAGATAAAAATTCTTTAGAAAATTATAAAAAAATATTAAAACAAGGTGGTATAGATTTTACTGAGGCAAAATCTTCTCAAGGTGGTATTGATGCCGTTGAGAAATTAGCACAAATACAATTAACTAGATGGAAAATTAGAATGGGGTTATATGTAACATTAGGTGTAGGTGTTGTCGGACTATTGATTTGCCCTTTGTTTGTTGATGATTTATCTGAAGAAGAAATTGCGTTAAGAAAGATTGGTGGCGGTGATGAAGCGGTAAAAGAAAAAGGTTATGGTAGTAAACTATTAGAATGTATTGGTTCAGTAATACAATCCGCTACTAACTTAGGTAAAGATATTGGTCAAACCATTTTTGAAGAAGATATATTAGGGCCTATGCAAGAATTTAATGGGTATATAATAACTGAAATTGATAAAATATGTCCAAAAGACGAAAGTGGTGATAAAAAATGTTGTATGGAATGTAATAACGATGAAAAATTAAAATCTATTATTGCAGATCCAAAATTTATGAGTAAATACGAAAGTGCCGTAAGGAATATAGATAAAGAGTATTTAAAAGAAAAAGTTTCAGGAATGGGTGTTACTGATCCAGAAACAATAATACAAGAAATTTTAAATGAAGCAAAAAATAATGATAATGTGAGTAAATATCTTACAAAGGACGGTAAACCAATGACTTTTGTAGAAATTTTAAGAATGGAGTGTAATAAAAAAGCACTGCCTTGTGTTGAGGAAAGAGTAAAAACTCTTTGGGATGATATTATCAATATAATGGAAACTAAAAATTGTAATTCAATACAAAATGAAATTAATGTAAAGGTAATGGAAATGAAATCTTATGGTGATGCAGGTTATTTAACTGTTGACCCTAGTGATAAGAATAAAGAGATACCTAAAGTTTACATTGATATTATGAAAAGATCCGATGTTTTTGGTTCTGTGGTAACAGTAGAAGAATTTTTCACAGTACTAAATAACTGGATTACTAAAGTTGCAATTGAACTTGAATGTAATTCTGGAAGTGAATCTACAGATGAAGTTACGATAGACAGTATTAAAGATGAGTTTACTGTTTGGTGTGATACAAATGGAAAAGATGAAACAAAACCTAAAAGTTTAATGGAATATTTATGGGGTGAAGGAATTGCACAATTGGATTGTGGTTCAGGTGCCGATAGTTTAGAATATATGTTTAAACCGAATGTTCAAACAAAAACAAATGCCAATTATCAGGTATATTCTATTTTTGATGAGTACTTTAAACCAGTTTTCCCATCTATAGATAGAATGGATACCGGATGGAATGATGCATTTAACTACTGGTATGATAAACAAAAAAGTTTGTGTAATTATTAATTTTTTAATATTTACAAGAAATAAAAGTTTTATATAATATAATTTATGAGTGATAATCAATTAAGTCCTGATTTTGTTCCAGAGGAATATCGGACACCGTATGACATTATAGAATTACCATCTCAAGGTATTCTTTATAAAAATAAAGTTAAAAGTGTAAAGGTTGAATACTTAACTGCTATGGATGAGACAATTCTAACTTCACCTAATATTTCTAATGGGGGTAAAATTATTGATGTTTTATTAAAAAGGAAAGTTAAAGATTTAGGTTTTGGTGTAGAAGATTTACTAGTTGGTGATCGAACCGCATTGATGGTTTATTTAAGGGTAACTGCATTCGGTGAAGATTACAATCAATTAGTATATGATCCAACCATAGGTGAGTTGGTTGAGGGTACTATTAATTTATCTTCATTAAGTCAAAAAAAACTAACAGTTAAACCTGATGAAAAAGGTGAATTTGATTTTACTTTACCAAAAACAAATAAAAAAATTACATTTTCTTTGTTAACTGGAAAAGATGAAGAAATTATAGATTTAAGAGACAAAGAAGATTTAAAAAGAAATCCTGATGGAGTATCTAATAAATTAATATTTACATTAGAACAACAAATAAAATCAATTGATGGGGAAAGGGATAAAATAAAAATTTCTAATATAATAAAGAAATTACCTATTATCGACTCTAGATCTTTAAGAAAATATATTGATGGGATTACTCCAGGTTTAGACTTTAAAACTACTGCAAGGACTCAGGGGGGAGAGTCCGTAGATACCTTTCTTAGATTCAACTCGAGTTTTTTCTGGCCTGAACTCTGAATATTTAATGTATCTTCATAAAGAAATTAATTTCTTAGTTAGATTTGGGTATTCTTATTCTGATTTAATGATAATGCCTACTTTTTCTAGAAGAATAATGATTAATGAAAATCAGAAAAAAAATGAATAAATAATATTTTATTTTTTTTAAGATATTTATTATAAAAATGTCATTATGTATAAAAAAAATGGTAAGATATTAGATATTATCTCTTTAATAAACGAATCTATAGATAATTTAATAGATGAAAATGTAATAGTATCACCTTATTCTGGTGATAATATAAAAACATCAGTACAAAAATTTACTGTAGTAGAAAACGGCAATCTTCCTGATAATACAGATACAATGTCATACATTGAGCTTAAAGATGCTTTAATGTATAAAAATGATGTAAAAGTAGGTGACGTAATAGAAATAGAAGTTGCAGATTTTGACGCAATGGATGAAGATGGTATTTTAGAATTTTTTAAATCTGAAGAAATAGACTCAAAAACATTAGAAAAAATAATTTTAGGTCAGAGAACAACTATAAGAGTAGGTGGAAAAATTATACGATATGGCCCAAGAACTTTAAGAAAAATTCAGATGGCTGCTAAGAAAGCAGTTGAAGCAAAAAAATATATTGATAAGTACGGAAAAAAAACGGAACATAGTTTATGTTATTGTTTAAGATTATTTGATGAACATGTAGATGAAGATACAGGTAAGGCAGAAAAATCAATATACATGACAGATGTAGAGGATCAACCTGAATTTGTTCAGGAAGAATTAGAAAATACTTGGGATTTTTGTGAAAGTAAATATGGTACAAAAATAATAGAAAGAGAAGATAGGCAAGAAACTAAAAAAAGTTGTGACTTCTTAGAAAATTGGTACGAGGAGGGGGAATCTATTTTAGATGATATGATTGCAGATTTAAGAAAATCTTTTAAAGTGGTTGGTTATGATAAGGGTGAAGAATCAGAAACTAAATACAATAAAGAAAAAAAGAGTGTTGCAGAAAAAATAGTTGCTCACGATTATGTAGAAATAGAATTTAGTAGTGATGTGGCTCACACACCAAGAGGAGGTACACCTACAGTTTTATTTACTGCAGGTAGTATAGTAGTTTTTAAAATTTTAAAAACATATGGTTCCGCATCTGACACAGTTTTATTAGAAAATAGTGGTGATAAATATATTTTAGGTTTTGACACTGCCGTAGTAAAAAGAGCACAAAGTGATAATACTTTTTGGGTTGTGGATCCTTCGGGTTCAGTTAGTAATGTAAAAACGACTTGGGATGGTAAAATAAAGGCATTTAGAGATAACTAAAAATTATGGCAGACGATATTTCAAAAAAAATGGAAGAATTGATTTCTAATTTGAAATTGTATTCTGAAAAAATTTCAATTGGGGAGCTTGAATATGAGAAAGAAAAAATTGCGCTTTATCAAAAACAAATACAAGAACTTGAAAGAAAAAGAGACGTTGCAGTTTCAAATGGAACGATTCAAGATCAAGAAGTAGAAAAAACAAAAAATTTAGTAAAAACTTTAAAGGAAAAATTAGGTACTTTAAAGGCAATGGGTACTGCAACAGGACAAATTTATCATAATATTGCAGCAACAGGAAATGAATTTAGAGAATTTTTAACGGACTCTACAAAACAACTAAAAATGGCTGAAGATATGGCTAGAACCTATAAAAAAATAGGGGTTGAGATAGGTATGACTGGTAAAAGTGCTAAATTTATGGAGAAAAGTTTCAAAGGTGCATTAGGAACTGTTTTAGAAATGGGGGTTAGTCAAGAAGATTTAGCTTCCATATATACAGATATAAGTGATGCAACTGGTAGGATGAGTCAACTAACAAAAGAAGACGCAATTTCAATTGCTGCAATGGGCGAATCTATGGATATGACATCATCTGAAGCGGCTTCTATGTCAGAATCTTTTATGTTAATGGGTTTAACAACAGAACAAATAGAAGATAATATCTTAGAAACTTATAAATCGGCCCAGTCAATGGGATTAAATGCGACAAAAGTAATTAAAACATTACAAACTAATATGAAATCTTTGCAAGGATACTCTTTTGCTAATGGTGTAAAAGGTATGACTGAAATGGCTAAACAAGCAGTAAAAATGCGTTTAGATGTGAGTGATGTTTTAGCAATGGCAGATAAATTTTATCAACCTGAGGCGGCGATTGAGGCAGCAGCTAATTTACAAATGTTGGGTGGTGACATTGCAGAGGCATTTGGTGATCCTTTTGAAACAATGTATTTAGCAAGAAATAAACCAGAAGAATTGGCAAAGAAAGTCGGTGAAATGACAGAAAATATGATGCAATTTAATGAAGAAACTGGTGAGTATGAATTTCCTGCTGAGGTAAGAATGCAATTAAAGGCTGCTGGTGAACAGTTAGGTATCAATACAGAGAATATGATTGAGATGGCTAGACAAACATCTAAGATCAAAGATATAAAAATGAAATTTACTTCCGTAGGTGATGATGAAATGAAGGAAAGTTTAGCATCTATGGCAAAATTTAAAGATGGTAAATTTGTGATTGAAACTGAGGAATTTGGTGATTTAGGTTTAGATCAGGTTACTGACGATATGGCAAAAACTATTATGGAAGAAAATCAAACTTCAGAAGAAAGTTTAATAGATATTGCAAGAAATACAAAGGTTATGTCTGATAAATTAACAAATGTACAGGCAGGTAAAGAGGCGAAAGTTGCGGGTGCAACAAATATCTATGAATTAACTGCAGATGAGGTGGCTCCAATGATACAATCAATGACAGATGGTATGGATAAGTTGGCAACAGAATACATTAATAAGGCTGACGTTTTCATTAAAGATATGTTCAAAAGTAATGAAGGTGATAAAAGTTCTATAGATACTGCATTACAAGAAATGGAAAAATTAGGTACTGAAATTAAAGATGGTACTATAACTAAGTTTAGAGAACTGACTACATCTTCTGAAAAATTAAAAGAAACTTTTGATGCGATTGGTAAAAGTACACCTTATGGTACTAGTACCAATGATTTAAATTTAAGTCCAGAAGATGATTTTATATTAAGGTCTTCTGGTGAAGTAACAAGTTTCACCAAAGAAGACGATATAATTGGTGCAAAAAGAGGTGGACCAATAGATAAATTGTTAAGTGGGGCATTACCATCAAATGATATGGCAGGTGGAGTACCTTCAAAAATAGAATTTGGTAGTATAAATATTTCTGGTCGAATTGAATTAGTTTCACCTGATGGTTCTATGAATAATATAGATATGGCGTCTATTAAACCTATGGTTGAGAAAACTATTATATCACATTTAAATGGTAGATTTAGAAATGGTGGAGTTCCATCTAGTAAAGAATCTACTGATTATATGGCAGTATAAAAAATATTTTTAAAAAAGTTTTATTTTACTATTGACTTTTTAAAATAAATTTACTATTATTACAAGGACCAGTATATTCAAGAAAATAATTCTAGATTTATATAAAAAACAAGAATAAAGAATATATTATATAATATTTAATCACCTGAATTTTATAGACCTAATATTTATATAATAAGAAATTATTATATATGGCAGGAATATTAAGTTATAATAAAGGTTTATATTCTACACAAGAATTTAGAAATAGGTTATTGAATAGAAATTTACCACCACCAGTTAATGAAACATTAACACAATCGGGTTTAGTTTCTAAATTACAGGATATTGGTAAGGTTATCAATATACCTATTATGGGTACTGATAGTGAAAATATTCCTATTCACTACGATCAAGATAAAAAATTATTTCCTTTAGGTAATGTATTTAGAATGACACAAAATGTTAATCTAAATAAGTACATACCACAAAACGATCAATACGAAACTTTTGAATTAACAGTTCCACCTAATTTATGGTATCCATTACCTACATCATTTGGTCCTAAAGAAAGAGGTTTCTATCCTACATCATATAATCAGGCACAATTTTCATTAATTAATAATGGTGATGAAAAAGGAGTTGATTGGCCTTTTAACGTAATTGATTCATATAAGTCTTTAAATTTCCAATCAGAAACATCACTTGGTATTATAGGTGGGGAACAATTAGAAAAAACTGTAATCGATAAAATTGCGCAAGTACAAGAATTTGTTGATGATCAAACAAAAAGTTATGGATTTATTACCCAACCTTTAGGTAATAGAGTTGACGAGTATGTAAATAGAATGAGAGGTACTGCATTATTCTTTAATGCCTTACCTAACGCTGCCGTTGGGTGGAATGAATATAATAGTAGTGTTAAATCTGGAGATGAGTTACTAAAATCAAATCAAGACATTCAGGAAGGTGTAGAACCTACATTATCAACAGAATTAAGAATGAAAGTCCTATTTGAAAGGACTAGTACCCAACAAGTATCATTTGCGTTTAATCTTTTAAATAGAAACGATTATAGACCACAATATACTGACGGTAGATTACAAGGTACAGATAACGCAGGTACTAATGGTAGATATTATATCGGTACTGAAAGAAACACCAATAGAGGTAATAGAATTACTACAAGATTTACAAGTAAAGACTTTAATGGTGAGATAGATAATACTGGTAATGGTCAAAGAACTACTATCGAAGGTATTGGGGAACCTGCAGGAGAACCAAATAAATTCTTTTGGACTACTGGTGGTGAACAAAACTTTAACCCAAAAACATTATTATATAAGACACAACAATTAGTTAATAATAATGAAAATGATGTCTTTATTAATCAAACAAAAAAATACTTTAGAGATAAAGAACAAGATAGAATTATAAGTAGAGGTAATGCGATTAGAGAATTAGCCTTAATAGATGTCGACTCTAATGCCAATTTCTGTAGGGTATGGACAGTAAATGACAGATATAGTTATTTCAATGCAATTAGAAACACTGGTTTATTCTTTAATGCGGAAAGTC